ACAGGGGGTTCCGGTAGTTTGATGGTTGATTTGAAGCGGTTGATGATGTTCGCCATGCTGTGAATGTCGCCTTCGTAGGCTGCTTCCTGAAACGCCTTCAGTGCAAACGTCTCATTGAGCCAGCCGACAAAAGCAGGGTCTACGTTGATGCCTCGTTTGACATCGATCCAGTCGGTGCAGAGTTCGTGGAGTTCCCGGTGGAATCGTTCTTCGGCAGTCTCGGCCTCGTTCGAGTTCATTCTATCCTCGACGGGCTTGACCGTATTTTGCGCGGCCAGGATCGACATTTCGGCTTGACGTTCGGCATAGGTCTGTCCAAACTCCGCGAGGTAATACTGATAGGTATCCGATTTACGAATCTCATCAGTGACGTGCGGCGAGCGGTACAGCGGTTTGCCTTCGTCATCAGTCTCAGGGACCGATGCCGTTTGCAGTTCGATGATCTGGCGCTGAAGGTTGGTGATCTCGTTGGTCAATGTCGCAATCTTCTCGTCCTTTTCCCGATTCCACGAATGGAGTCGGGGGACTTCAGAGTTGTACTTAGCCAGCAGCGTTTCGTACTTCTGGTCGGGAGGAACCTCGACAACGGGAGTCTCGACTTCAGGGGCCACTTCGGGAGTCCCTTCGGTTTCGACTTCTGGTGTCGTGTCAGTCTCGCCGGCTAACGCTTGAAGACGCTCCTGTTCCAACTTGATCAACCTTTCCTTTTCTTTTCTGGCTTTCGTTGCTCCGTCTTCCATTTACTGCCTCCAAGGGGCGCTTTTAAGCGAATCCCAATGTTAAATGCCGGGGCCGGAGGGCCGGAGTCCCGGTCAGAATGTCTTGCTCATGTTCACTGTCTTACTGGTTGCTTCCTTCGCCTTGAGACTCTGAAAGTTGTTCAAGGCGTTGTCGATTTCTTCAATGATCTCTTTCAGGATTCTCCGTTTTCCGATTGCGACGTTCGCCACTCTGTCTGAAGCGGCATTGTCGATTTCTTCGCTGGCATCTTCCTTCAGTTTCAGAAGGTGCTCGTAGAAGCGCGAATCCTTGAGTTCGTTTAACTCGCCTAGAAGTCTCGTGTCGGTTATCAATATGATTCCTCGTACCAGAACAGCTTGAGATGTACGTTGACTGTCGCGGCACCGTTGTTAGTAACCTTGATGAAATATTTGGTTCCAGGGTTGAGAACAATTTCGTTTTCGACAATAGCCCCCGCCCCTGTCTTGCTGATGCCGACTCCCGTTCCACCACCGAGAAAGTCGGAGTCGATCTTCAAGGTCGGATTCGGCGTCGTCGGGGTGTGGAAAAAGGTGCTCACCATCGCACTAGCTACCGGGTTGTACCGATGCCTGTTGACCGGCGTCAGTCCCGTTCCATTCGCTGCGACCGTCCCGCCTTCGTACATCTCGACATCGACATTCGGGCCATCACTCGTCAACAGCGAAGGCTTGAAATGCACCAGCCCACTGGCGATTGCCGGAGTCACGAAGTAGAGAAACGCCGTCCCTTCCGAGGCGATGTTGACAAACTTGTGCGTCACCGTGAAAGCGATTTTCTGATGGATGCCGTGATGGTCCTGAGTGATAACCACCAGGTCATTTGTTAAGGCATCGACCTTGACGACTTCAGGAATCCCGTTTTCGTTATCGCCGGTCATTATCATGCCGCTAACCCCTGCATATCAGCCCCACCCGCAGGATTCCCCGCAGGGTCTAAGGTCTGAGGCGCGGGACCGGGAGACGGCCCGTTCATGCCTGTCGGAGAACCACCCATCGGAGAGGAACCTTTCTGCTGCAACTGAAGAAGTTGCTGTTTCTGCTGTTCCTCGATTTTCGCCATGATCTCCTTGAGTCCGTTTTCATCGGGGATGATGTCGTCAACCGGAATATCGAGTCCTTGCAGCGCCACCTTGAGCAATTTTGCTCTGCCGGGTATACCCATGATTTGCGAGTCTATCGGGTTGTTGGTAGCGGCAAGGATCTCGTTCGTGCGAACGGTCTTCTGTTCCTTCGCCATGAACCCTGCGGAACCCCTTGCCACGACTTTCGCATCTCCCTTGATGCTTTCGTCGGCGTCGTAGAGCATGTTGAAGTCATAGGTCCGAGAGACACAGCCGGAGAAGACGCGATCAATGTGGGCGATTGCTTCCTTGATGTTTCGGGAAGCGGAAGTCATGAGCATGGACAGGCCGGAAGACGTAGACCCTGCACCGCCAATGCTGGTATTGCCGTAGGCCCACCGGGGAATGCCGGTCTGATCTTCTGCGATGGTTGACCAGACTTCCAAAACGGCCTGAAGCTGTTGCACGACGATAGGAATGTTGTAGACTCTGACGGCGGGGGCTTCCAACATTTGAGCGTTGGTTGACTGAAAGATTTTCCAGGGGTGTAACTTTTCGTTTTCACCACAACGGTCGGTGTTGACTTCAATAATCGGTCCTGAAGCCAGCATTGCATTGTTGGCAATCGCCCTACCCGCGACATTCGCCTGGTGCTGCGCATCTGCCATTAACTCAGGAACGCCCTTACCCCAAAAGGAACCGGGAACGCGGTGATAGGAGTCTACTGAGTACGGCTTTCGCCCTAATTTGTCGGGATTGAGAATTGCTCTGATGACATACGACCCGACCATGATAGCGTTGATTTCGTACTCTTCTTCAGGGTCGAGGTCTTTCATGCCCCAATCTAAAAGCATCGAGCCGGGAACCGATCCCCAAAATTCCAGACCGTCCATCTTGTCCGACTTGTAAAGGGAGTCGGTGGAACCGAAATCGAACATGGCTCGTTGAGAGTCGATTGAAAGCTGTTCTCTCTTTCCTCCAACGCCGTACTCACGAATGACGGTCCTGATGTTCTCTTCCGAGTAGCCAGGGACGCCGATCATCTCCCAAAGACCTTTACGAGTCAGGGGGATTCTCTCGATCAAATAACCGTCATCGGGATTTCTCGAATCAGGGGCGGGATAAAGGTCAAACGGGGAAACTCGTTCGTAAGTAGGGCGCAAACTTGCTTCTGCGCTTATTGACCAATCCGCACCGTTACGCACCCATTCAGGTTTTTTGGTGTAGCGTATTACCGGACCCTTGATGATGCCGGCCTTGAGTCTTACGAAGTCCGAGACAAAGGCCCACTGTGCATCATGAAAGCCCCCTTCGGTCATCTGGTCGTCTATCTTCTGCGACATTCTCGCGCAACGTCGGACGGCTTCTTCCTGCACTTCCCTCAGAGCCTTGTCGCGTTTCGTGGTTGCGTATTCCCTGATCTCGTCCTTGATGTCGGAGAGGTTGAACATCTCCCCAGCCTGCATGATTTGAGCTAAGACTTCCTGATAAACCATCTCAGTCTCGTTCATGATTTCGGCTTCGAGGTCAGGAGAGAGTTGCGCTAACGGAGTCGGTTGAATCGTCCACGGCTTGTCGTCTATCGGTCGGAGGATGTCGTTGATCCACGTTTCCGCCGCTCTACAGAGTTTCGCGGTCAAAAGGACGTAGACTTCAGACCCGCCCATTTCCCTGATTGCCGCCAGAACGTCAGCTTCGTAGATGCCGTTGTCCATTCGGAGGTTTCTAAGCATCTGCTGTTCAATCGGCTGTTTCGCCATTTTCGCAGCGTCCCAACATTTGGCGATGTATCCAGAAAGGGGAGAGATGATAGGGTTATCTTGCGGGGCAGGGGTCTTAGAGGCTTGTTCATTGAAAACGGCGCTTGGCGGTCTGAATTTGTGAAATCCGATGCTTGTCACGCCGTCGATTGCTTGCATGTTTGCTCCAAAAAAGAAAGGCCGGACAGCAAACGATTTCTCGTCAACTATCCGGCCTTGTTCTAATCCATCCTCCATTGCATCGAAGGAGGTTGAGATTAAGAATCCGAACTCTTACCTATATGTTTCGCCCACCATGAGGTTACAACTTTGCGTGCCACCTTGCGTTAGATTGATCTCCAAAAGGATTTTGCCGGTCTGATCTTCTTTGATGACCCCGGCGCGTTTCATTTCCTTGATGAGATTAAGTAACCACAAAGGTTTGTTCATTAGTTTGGTCATTTACTCCGTTCGTCTATTTTTGTCAAGGTATTATTTTTTATGCGGCGAGAATTTTCATCAATTTTGCGGCTTTCATCAGGAAGGGACCCGCTTTCTTTCTCGGGACAAGAGTAGACAGTCTTAGCAGACGTTGAATCTCTTTTTCCGTCTCTTCTTTAGTCATTTGATGTCCTCGATGAATCCCTTGAGTGATGCCGTAGTCAAGCCCCCCCTTCCCCCCCAAGCATAGTGCTTAGAAAGTAGGTTCGGTAACTACGGCATCAACGAGAACCGCGCATTGTGTCCTGCGAAGTTATCCTCTCGTTTATCCGCTCACAGACCCGTTAGTACGGCACCGATACTTTGGTGGCCTTGACGCCCTCTGTGATTCGTCTAGGTCGGTGCTAGCCAATCCCCGCTTCTTCACCGTCGCACCATAACCCCCACTGATACGGCATACAGTGAGGACAAGGAAACCCCCTTGGAGGCTTTCGTTTGATGTGCCAAGATCAACGACGCGGAAACCAAGGGGGTCATGGACGGCAAATGCCGGTGGTGCTATTCAGTTTTTACATCGTTAATCTTGGCAAGCGCATAGCTACTACACGCCATGGCATTTGTCAAACTTTTTTTCATCAACCACTGTAATTTTAGGCCCAATGGATTTACCATCTGGCGGCTCTTGGATGATTAGTGGGCTTCCGCCGTTCTTTAAAATATCCCTGATTTGCGCGTCAGTCTGTTGCGCCAGCATCTCCATCGACGTTTTAGCATAAGCGTTCATTATAGCCTGTGCTGAGTTCTGACCTGCTTGCTGCAACAGTGATATTCCTGAAGCGGTCAAGTCATTAGCAGTCCACGACTTGACCGGATTCTTCACCCCCACCTTGACCCAATCCCCAATCTCAATCGTGATCTTATCCGCATCTGCTACGTCAATCCCCTCCATACGCATCATCACAGACAACGCAGAGAGTAATTCCTTACCTGACTCGATCTGCATATTCTGGAAGGTTTCGAGGGAGATGGTGATGGAGGTCGGTTTCGGGGGAGAGCCGGCGACGTTGCCATAAGTATTGGCAGCAGTTATAGGCCGCTGATATGCGTTCATGTAGGCTTCGTATTGTTTCTTTGCAGCTTCTGCCATCAGTCGGCTTTGTTCTTCAGCAGATATCATGATACTTTTGGGTTCCACGCCGATGCCTAGCAATTTATCGCGCAACTCCGTCCATCTGCTCATACCGTCTCCCCCATAAGTCTCGCATAGACTATCGCTGCGGTTATTTCTTCGTCGGTTACGCCAATCTGTCGTAACGCGGCACGTTGCCAGTCGCCTGACCAGGTAGGAATGTGACCTACAAATTCCCACCCGTAATCACTTACCCCCGTACACCGTTCAAAATGTCTCGCAGGCCCGAACCAGTTCTTATCGTTCCGAGGGATACAATACACTGCCCCTTGGAACTCAAGCACCGGCTCTCTCTTTGGATGCCATTTCAAGGGATTGCGCGTCAAAAGGGAAGTACCCATCCAGCTTCAACTTTGACTACGTTCTTGCTGGTGTCGATGGTGATAACAAACTCGTCATGCCCTTCCAAATAAACTCCATGCAACCGCATCTGCATCTTCAGCGTCGTGATTAACGCTTCCGGTGTCTCGCAGGGGAGTTTCATGAAGTCGTAGAGAGGGATGTGCAGCGTGTTTTGGGACGTGGGCCACTGGCGTTTTGCTTCATTAACTCCCATAGGTCTGACCGTTTTATATCCGTAGATGTTCATCAGTTGCCACCCCAACTACTACTGCCACCGCCTTTTTTACCGGGTTCTTTGATATGCGAAGACTTAGGCCGTTGGGGAATCGGTACAATCAACCGCGCATGTTTCGCTATGCTGATCGAAAGTACCCTATCATCAAACTGGCCTTGCTCTGCTTCTTCACGCCCGTTGATTTTCTTGAAATTCTGCATCTCGTTAAAGGTTTCAGCGCACCTGATTCCATGCGTCCCTTCAATCATTTCCATCTTCAGGTTATCGAGAATGACCGTCCTTGTTTTTGATGACGTGACCCATCCCCATCTTTTACGTGGTTTGTTGGGAGGCTCAATGACTGTCTCACAATGTAGCCTTGGATAACCTGAATCAACGATTTCCGTGACAGTAGTCAGACCGTGATTGTTTCGTTCAGGGATGATGTACGCCACGTTGTATCGTTTGCCAAGAGCAATCAGGATTTGTCCGAAGACCTTTGGTTCGACCTTTCCATGCCAATGAGCTACCTGTTCGCCTGTCCGGTGATTTATGACATCTGCGGAATCGAAATCGCCTTGCTCAAGACCTTCTGCAACGTCTGCGGAAAGGATGTACGCATACCCGACCTTGGGTTCTTCCCACACACGTAGACCGCCATTGGGATCGGCAAGCCACTGACCTGTAGACACCATGCAGGTGTAGCGTGCTTTCGGTGCCGGCGCAGCCCTCTTCAAGAGCATCAGTTGTTCGTTATCAAAGACGGGTTGCCCCGTCGAGAGAAACGCACTTTCAGGAGTCGAGGGGTGCATTTCTTCGAAAAGTGCCTTGCTCCCTTTCGCTTCGTTGGCAAGCGTAGACCTTCGCCAGCACATCTGGTCGTCCTGAAGATTGAACGTCTCTTTGATCTTCTTTTCTTCGTCGGTCAATACGAAATCTGCCGGGGGAGTCTTCCGGTTCAGTTCGAAAATAAACCAGGGAAAGAAGATTGCCGTGTAATCGTTTTCAGGATCGGCTTCTTCGTTGATCGATTCTTCCAAGGCCGGGGAACCGTCATCGTTAAGTCTTGTGACGAAATACCGATACCGGCATCCCCAAAACCTGTTGTAGACCTCGCCACCAACACCGTTCGCCGTCCCTTCGATAATGACCTTCGTATCGGGTTCAGGCGGGACACAAGGGAGTACGGCCTTGATAAGACCTTCCGCATTTTCGCGTGGCAGTTTGAAAGCGTCTGAAAGATGGAGTCTGTGTATAGCTTGGCCACTTCCGACGTCATCTTTACCACCTGTTGCGACACGAAACGCCGAATCAAGTCCGGTCCCTTGCGCGTTGTTGAACTCCAAGAGACGGGCGTTGTTGGCGAGAACTTCCGGCCTCTCCTTTGCCGGGATATTATTATGGAAGCGTTTGACCATTTTAAAAATAAATTCAGTAGCTTGCGGCTCATGTGTGATCTGGAATCCATAGACGCTCGGGGTCGAAGAAATGAATTGATACGTGTCACCGGAAAACAGCGTCGAGACACCCTGCCGTCTACCTTTGAGAAGAACGACGCGCACCAATCTACCTTTGGCAATGATCCTCCGTTCGATCTCCATGTAGAGACGCTGCGGCCCATTCAGGATGAACGGCTTGACTCCACCCCCCTCCCTCGGCTGCACCTTGAGCTTCGTCCTGGCGTATTCTTCGAAATCCACCGACATCTTTAAATCAGCGATCAAATCCGCTATCTGATCGGCGCTGAGGTCTTCGAATTGTTGAAGGGCGTTGCTCATTCTCCCCCCTGCTGCTTCATCTCAAGCATCTTCTGAAGATCCGCCAACATGCTCGGATTCGCCTTGACCTCTGCTATCAACTGCACTTTCTGCTCGTACTTGAACTCTTCGATGACAACTTTCTTCTCCGGCATCGCCTGTTGCGCCTCCGCAGCAAACTTCGCCGCGTCCATTCTCGCTCGATGGTCTGGATACATCTTGATGACTTCCTTCGTCACCAGTTCGCCGTTTTCAATCGTCGTCTCCCTTCCTCTGAACGCCTGTTCTGCATTCATCGCGTCGGCTACGACTTCGGCAATCTTGTTGACCCCGGCGTTTTTCAGAGCAAGGAGTTCCTGAAGGCGCTGGTTATTGTTGATCTTCTCCTTCACCTTTTCGAGAGTCGTTGTTACCTTATTCGCTATCGTTCCATCCGTGCCTATAAGCCCCGCAGCTCTTGCCTTTTCCAGCCGTGTCGCGTCAGGGTTGAAGAGATGCGCCTTCACAATGTTGATCTCCTGCCCCGTAAAGCCCTGTTCTTCCTTCTGCTTCTGACGCTTGGCAAGGGATTTCTTGCTGAGCTTCTTACGCTTGATGGTCGGAGTCTCGATGGTTGATGGAAAAATCTCAATATCAGTGATTTCGTCAGACATTGTTCCACTCCAAGATAGGTTCTTCAGGATTGTCGAAAACCTCGTTAAGCTCAGGATTTACCGCGCAGAAATCGTTTTCGCAGCCGACCCCATAGACTAGCT